GCTACGGGCATAACCTTAGTACCGTTCTTATTGCTTACTGCGTCACTGCCTTTCATGATGCCCATGAATACGCTATCATCTGTCCAGATTTGAGCTTCGCTTGAAGTCAAGCCAGCGTTTGCTGTTTCTTTGCGAGCAGAGCCAACAAACACATTTTGCACGCCTAAAACTTCTTTGAGAACGCTGATCACCATGTTGTCTTGCATAATTCTATTGCCTGCTGCTGTACCTGATGCGGTTGAGCCAGCTGTGAAAAATCCTCTGACATCTGGAGCTCTAGACAAAGCACGCAAAGCGCCATAACCGAGAACGAGAGTATCGGGCAAAATACCATGGGCATTTGCACGAATGACATCGATGAGGGCGTGAAGATCGGTTAAAGGCTCTGCACCAGCGCTATTCCATTGAGTGCCCTTTGATCCATTGCCTAAAGATGCCACTGTTGATGTATATGATCCCCAGTTGCTAGCACTAAACAATAAATTTGCGAGGCGTGATTCACGGGCTAAAAGCATTGCTCTTTGTACTTTTTTAAAGCTTCTTGTTTCTTCATTACCGGGATATTGAGAATAAGCGATGTCTTCTAAAGCGATGCTATCAGATAAAGAATAAATCTTAGCGCTGTATGTAGTGCTAGTGCGATCAAAATTGCCGATTGTTTGACGACCAGCGCCGGGAGCTCTTTCTGCTGATACATCTGGAGCGCCCATGAAGTTACGAGTTTCTTCAATGAGAAGAGTACCGGTAGGGCCAACGGATGAAACATCAACTTTTTCAATAACTTGATCTGCAATGAGTTGACCATCACTAGGGATCGCTTCAATGGCAAGATTTTTAAGAATTTCGTTGACTGGATGAATATTGCTATAGCTAGGATTTGCCATGTTATACTCCTAAAGATGGGCTAAATAAAACTTCGATTTGTTCATTGTTTGAGCCAGCGACATTGACATCATTAGCCAAGAAGCGACCTGCAATGATTTGAGTGCTTGCGCCAGAGCCGTCATAAGCATAGACTTTACCAGCGAGACCGGGCATAACAAAGAAATGAGTGCCGGCGGTGATAGCGCCCCCAGCGATACATCTTGTTAAACCTAAAATGCAAACATTGACGACATCGCCACTTGAGACGGCTTGTTGAGATACGCCTACAGGTACATCGGTAGAGGCTGTGCATGGGGTAACCTTGCCATCAGAGTCTTGCTTAACGAGTTGAAAAGCTGTGATGCTGGCAGATGCCACGAATGATTTATAAATGCTTTGTTCATTAAAAGCCATGATTACACTCCAAAATATTGCTTATAAGCTTGTGGATTTTCATTTTTAAAAAGGTCTAGCGCTTGTGCAAAGGTGATGCCCTTTTCTTTTTGAATTGATCTAACTTGTTCACTCAGAGAAATGGGCTTGCTTGCTTCAGCGTGTCCGACTTCGGATAAATTAACTGCTTGATTTGCTTGTCTCTCAGAGAACATCTTCCAAAAAGATGGGCTTTTGTCTTTGAGGTCGTAGGCTTCCTCAGCTACCGCTTTCTCGCTTGGCGCGATCTTGCCAGTGTTTAAGAGGGCATCGATAGCGTTCTTGCGTTCAGCGCCGTGCTTTTCAGCTTGAAGCTTGCCTACTTGTTCATTGAGGGCAGTGATTTTGCTTGACATCTCATTCATGAGTTTCACGCTAGCTTCGCTCATAGCAGCATAGCCGTCTTTCTTTTCACCATCAGCGACGAGCACAGCATCTTCTTCGCTCACGCTTGATTCCATCTCAGACTCTAGTGCTGACAACTTGGCTTCTAGTTGTTTGACGAGTGCGTCTTTTTCTAAAAGCATGGCAATGAGCTCATCAACGCTCTTACCTTGTAATTCTGTTTGATCCATGGGTTTCTCCGTTAAAAGAATACGATCTATTTTTGATTGTGATTGTGCTGGTCTAGGAGTCAAGGTGACGGCTAAAAGTTGGGCATCACCTATCTTATTCCCGCCATCTCTAGCATAGACGGGGCCTATAATAAATTCGGGGCTAGACCATAGATTGCCCTCAGACTCCTCAACAATTTGAGCGCCCTTAGCTGTATAAAGGGGATAGGCATAAAGCCCATTGTCCTTGATTTCAAGATCAGCTATTTGCCCCAAAGCCATAGACACATCAGGGCTAGAAAGGCTAGAGGCATAAGGCGAAGAAGCATGATTCCAATCAATAATAACATTATCACTATTTTTTCGCTCATAAAATACTCTTACGATTTCCTCTAGGTCTGCCATTGTGATAGTGCTTATTTTATTGCCATTCATGCGAGAGTTTACATCGCCTAAAGCCAGTGTTAAAAAAGGTTTGCCTTTGATAAGGCTGGCTACTGGTCTCAATTCGCTCAGTGCCTTATATTCTTGGTCTGCTTTATCCATTTGTCCTACCACTTTTTTAGCCCATGTATAGCCAGCATCACCGCCCCAGCCATCCCATGCTTGTCTTCCCTTGCCATATACCGCCCATGTTGAGCCTTGTTTATCGACTTCATGACGGGTAAAATAGGCAAGCATACGGCGTACGGTATCTGGTGAGAGCTGTTTTGCATTGATTAAATCTCTTGCTCTTGCGATGCCTATGGGAGTCATGCCCCTTTGAGATGATGGCTTTTTTGCTCGATTATCTAAAGCGCGTTTAGCTGCTTCTTGAGCGCCTTTAGGTGGGGTAAAATCAATGTGGCTATATTTATCTGGGATTGCTAGATTCATTAACTCAGTTGAATTTTTGAGCTGTTGATTGATCACTTGCTTTTCAAATTTACTCATCTCTAAGACTCCTCAATCTCTCTGCCATAGCAAGAGATGGATTTTGCGCGACTTGTCTATCTTGGCTAGTGCGCACCGCTTCAATGGGTAATTCGCCCGCACCGATTCTTTGTCTTATCGCGCGCTCTAGATTGTCGTCTGGGGTAAGCAGTTGACTTGATACTAGGGCTGGCAAGCTATTTAAGGCATCTGTAAGCTCATCATTGTCTAGGCCTGTATGCACTAGACGGGGAAGCTTTGAAGATTCGATCTTGCCATAATTGAAATTGATTAAACGCCCTATTGTACCACCACCGGCACGATCTTGCCCAGATATAGCAGATGCGACTAGATCGAGAAAGTTTATGCAAGCTCTTCTAAATACAGACAAATGCACTTCACCGACCGACCTAGCGCCAGTGTCCGAGATACCTAAATTCAAAAATTGAGCCATAAATGCTTGACTTATTTGATTATCGCATTCTTGAATGACTTTAAGCGCCCCGTCTGGATTGAAGCCAGCTTGACTACCAAAAGCGCTAAACTTTACCGCCGTATTTTCCACTAAATAAGATTGTTCTTGCGCTATATAAGATTGTGCTTGTCGCACTGCTTCATTGATCATCTCGCTAAGTTGCCCATCAGTGAAGCCAGATCGTTCAGCGACCTCTCTATCAACAGCCACAACGGGCGTAGGGATAGCCCAGCGCTCAACGCCAACAGATAATAAATTTGCTGTTCTTTGCTTTTGAGACCACCACCACCAGCAAGGTCTTAGAAGCCCAATGCCTTCAAAATTTGCACCAGTTTTATTTAAGGTTAGTAGCAACAATTTTGATGCTGGTATGGGTTGAGGCTGTACGCCCCCCACCATGTTTTGAATAACGCCGTCAAGATTACGACCGTCAGCAGATAGCCATCTTTGATGAGATGATGGCTCACGATCTGCGTACCTTTTTAAGAATACTTTTTCTTGCCCGATAGAGTCTTTTTCAACGCAATAAATTTCCTCAGCATATCGCCAGCCCTGAGGGATAAACTCCAATAGATATCCTAGTTGTTCTTCCCATGAAATATCCATCATGCCACTATACCCATCAAAGCCGTATGCCTCATTTGCGAATCGTGCCAGCTCCTCGGCTACATCGCTATCATCACCAGCCTTGAAAATCCATTTAGCAGATAATAAGGTCTGCTTTACTACCGCCCACGATCTTTTAACGATGGGATCAGTAGCGAGCATATCCTCAGCAGTGATTACCCAGTTACGCCCCGTCAGTTGTGGATTTTGTTCTTTACCGCTCACATACCCAGATAAAAGATTTGTCCCGGGTATGCCGTAAGTCTTGTAAATAGGTTGAGCATCAACATATTGAGTCTCTTCCCCTTTAGTCTTTAGCGTCATAGCTGGATACATATTTTACCTTTTGAAACATTTTGATACGCAATTAAACATTATTGTAGATAGCATATTTAGAGAAAATCAAATAAAAAGCAAATAAATGAAGATTTAGAGAAGCCAGCCCTAGAAACTGCAAGGATAAAGAGAGCCGGCTTGTACTCAATGTGTGCGTTAAGATCGCTAGAAATCATCTCAATCAAGGATACGACAAGAACGCATCAATCTAACACAAAGCAAAGGCTACTTATTTCAATGTGCATAATCAAAAAGCAATTTTATATCTTGAGTGATGGGCGTGTCTGGTACGAGGGTAAATCATACGATCCCCAAGACTGTGAATTTTTAGAAGGATCGTATCTGGCACTCAATACAATAGATGAAAAAATTGAAAAGCTACCTAAAAAACAAGCTAAAATAGAGCCCGTCCATATACCACAAGAGAAAGATTTAGATATGTCTTTACCCTTAAATTTAGATATGCTCATCACATATCCGTCTATCGTATCTCAAGCGCCCGTAACTCACACGGCTATTGAATCCCCAGCGCTACCACCAGAGATCAATCAGTTGCAAGAGCTGCTTAAGGTAACTGGTAATAATTTACCCTTGGCGATAGCGATCTTAATTGCGTTGGTCTTTTACAAAGACAAAAAAAAGAAAGATCAAGAATCTCAAGATCATGCTATCGCTTGCGATATCGAGAGAAAAGACCTGCTTAAAAGACTAGATGCGATTGAATCCGAATTTAAACAATTTGAGAAAGATCAAGTTAAAATTATGGTCGGCGATGGTGATATCAAAGATCGCATTGAACGCCTTGAGCGCCATGTTAAGAATTTGCAGTGAAAAAAGGCTTGACATATAGTAACATTACTGTACTGCCAGTTGAACAGCCTAAGGCTGTGGCTATAAATAGATATATTCTATCTTTTTTCTCTTTTGAGTCATATAGAAAAAAACTTGTGATAAACCATGCCAATTGAGATATAAGCCCAGATATTAGTTGAAGCCATATCCAATCATGTGTCATGGCATAAAAATCAAAGCTGGATACTAGATCAGCTATAAATGTCATAATGAAAGTAATATATGCTTTGTTTTTGAGTGTCATTTATTAATCTCTGTATAAGAATTTAATTTAAGATTTAATATCCCATTCACAAGCAGTAGTACCATAAGGCAAATCACAAAGAATCATATCTATGCTTTTATCTGGTATGTTGGGCATCAATGCTAGACAATCCCCGTGATGAATTTGATTTATTTCAAGCATAATCAATCCTCAGTCAATAAATCGATTTCAATCTCATCAATGACAGCCAATAGCTTTTTTTTGATGGGATCGTCCTCTTTAAGCAATGCCATAATAATGTCTCTGAGCAATTTAACGCTGTGCAATGTCATTTTCTCTTCTCTTCTTTGCTTTATATCTAGATATATGCCAGTGCACTGACGCCGGATTGAGAGAGACGGCTTCGCCTATGACTCTCAAAATACAGCCCGCCTCGTACATCTCGATGATTTTGTTGATTGTTTCTTGTGATGTTTTCACTCTTGGCGCTACTCGGTAACGCCCCTTTTTGCTGATATCCATGACCAGCCCTAGATCGATCAGTTTTTTGTATCGCAGTTGCCTTGCGGTCTCCGGATTACAGCCCATGATCTTAGCGATTTGATGTACTGGCATAGTATGATCGACAAGCTTGTAATCGAATCGTATGGGCTTTTTGCCACCAGCCCGCTTGCGTTCTCTAGGCTCTTTAGGTGCTTTAGGCTCTTTAGGCTCTTTA